CAGCACTTGCGTCGTGCCCACGACCACATCGACAATCTCGTGCAGCTTAGCGACGATGAGACAGCAATAGCTGTCTTAGAAGCGGATTTTCAGAACCTGCGTGACAGCATCCGGGAATTCGCCTGGAATCATTTCGGCATTAAGGGCCTTGGCCGACTCTGGAGATGAGCACTTTTCTTAACCGCCTTCATATGCGAGAGTGAATTGCTATGAAGACCAGAACCACATTCCGACGCTTGGTCGCTACTCACAAGCACCTTGAAATGCTCGTTGAGGATGATGAGGAATTCCACCTCATGCGACTCAACGGATTCATTTCCAGGCCAGTCGTCTCCGGTTATATCCCTCAAAGAATCAGGTGTGCTTCCAGCCGCTTCCAGGGGTCGATGGGGTCCGACCAGCGGATTGAAGAGATGCCTTACGAGGGTGGCTATAAGGTCGATTGAGGGATAGAGGACGATGGTCGCCACGCTCGAACCAGCTGCTATCAACGAACAAGAGGCCCTAGCCTACCTGTGCCAGCATTCGCTCTACGATTTCACGCGAGAATTCTGGCCCGTAGTCGAGACTGCGGATTACATTGACGGTTGGCATATTAGGTGCATCTGCGAGCACTTAGAGGCCGTGACGTCCGGCCAGATCCCCAGGTTGCTTATCAACATCCCCCCTGGCTGTAGCAAGAGTTTGCTAGTGTCCGTCTTTTGGCCCATGTGGGAATGGGCCAACGATGCTTCTGTGCGTTGGTTCTTCGCAAGCTACGATCAAAAGCTGTCGACCCGAGACAGTGTCAAGTGCCGCGACTTGATCGCCAGTCCGCTGTACCAGGCGCTGTGGGGCCACAAGTTCACCATCGACGAAGACCAGAAAACGTACTACGTCACCGACAAGGGTGGGTATCGATTGGCCACGAGCGTAGGTGGTCACGGAACTGGTGAGCACCCGGACCGAATCGTGGTAGATGATCCGAACAATGTGCAAGGATCCGAGAGCGATGTAGAGCGCCAGTCGGTTCTAGACTGGTGGGATAGAACGATGGCAACCCGAGGCGTAGCCAGAAACGCCCGCCGAGTCATCATCATGCAGCGATTGCACCAGTCCGACCTATCAGGCCACGTGCTCGCGAAAGGGGATTACGTCCATATCTGCCTACCGATGCGGTACGAGAAGAACCGATTGAAACCGACGCCTCTTGGTTGGACAGATCCACGAAGACAAGAAGGGGAGCTCTTAGCCCCGAAACAATTCGACGAAGCCAAGGTTGCCGAGCAAGAAAAGAATCTCGGTGCATACGGTACAGCCGGCCAGCTACAGCAAAGGCCCGCTCCTCTCGGTGGCGGGATGTTCAAAGCATCCTACTTCACCAAGAGACCTAAAGGCGCTCCATACAAAGCAGAGCGAGTCCGCTTCTGGGATCGCGCGGCCAGTCCTGGGAAAGGGTGTTGGACGTGTGGCGTCTTGATGTCAAAAGACGATGAAGGGTACTATGTCGAGCACGTTGTTAGAGGTCAGTGGGAGCCAGGTGAACGCGATAAGATGATCCTCGCGACAGCCCAGCGCGACCGAGCACGATACGGCCCACGCCACGAGCCACGCATTTTCATCGAAAGAGAGCCAGGGAGCAGCGGGATCGACTCAATCCAATTCATCACCCGAAAGCTTGCCGGGTTCTCGGTCTTCGCAGATTTACCAACCGGTAGCAAAGAAGTCCGAGCCGAACCCTACGCCTCTCAGTGCGCTGCTTTGAATGTCAGCCTAGTTGAAGACGGGACCTGGGACACCCAAGCCTACATTGATGAGTTGTGCGCCTTCCCGAACGGGACGTATTGCGATCAAGTAGACGCCTCTAGTGGTGCGTTCGGCAAGTTGGTGAAGAGCACCCGTCCATCGCTACTGCGAACATTCAACCTTGCCAGCCGTAAAGATAAAACGCGCCGGATCGTAATCTGCTCGCGTGCTCAACTAGAGCACGTCGAGGTTGAGCAGCCTGCGGTCCTTGTGTCGATCACCGATCCAGGACCAGAATCAACTCTACCCCCTCACGCTCTAACCAAGCTGCTTGGGTCGGTGGTGCTGCAATTCCCAGACATTGAGCCTGCTGACTACCAAGACAAATGGGACCAGCCTGTACCACCCTACGACAAACTGCCTGCCGACCTGATCATGAACCGCGCGCACGGCAAGAGTCTGTGGAGCACATTGACCCGCAACCGGTCAGAACACCCAGAGGTCTTAGTAATCCACGATGATGGTGGAAACGATAAACGTGCGCTGTCTGTTGCTCTCGCAGTGAGAAGTCTCTGGTGGGGAACGATAACTCGAATCGGTCACGAAGATTGGGAGCCAGGGCCAAAGGAAGCACCACCGAATCGTCATGTGTTCGAGATGACCAAGTCTTGCAGAAGCTTGGTAGTCTGAGGAAACGAAATGCCTTTACGAATGCGAGTCTATGACAAAGAGCCGCTTGGTGTTGCGCTCCGCCGCTTCAAGAAGTTGATTGAATACAGCGGGTTGTACAAAGAGATTCGTGCTCGCCAACATTATGAGAAACCAAGTGAAAAGCGCCACAGACGCAAGCGAGGCCGATAATTAAAGACATCCGTAGTATACGATCCGCTCACTAATAGAGTATTAGTAAAAAGATGAAGAGAACTAACCACAACGGCCATGATGATAAGCTGCCGCCGAAACGAGAGCGATTCGTCAAAGAGTACCTAATCGACCTCAACGAGACACAAGCAGCTAAAAGAGCCGGTTACAGTCAAAAGACAGCTCACGTGCAAGGTTGTCAGCTCTTAAAGGATGTTAAAGTTAAGAAGGCCATAGACGCTGCAATGGAACGACGCTCCAAACGCACCGAGATCAAAGCCGATGACGTAGTTGACGGACTCCTAACCGAAGCGACTTACTACGGTGAGGGAGCCTCTCATGCCGCACGCATTCGAGCCTGGGAGCTGCTTGGTAGACATTTGCCAGATTTCTTCGTTGAACGCCATGACCCAACGACGCCACCGATCGCCATTTCCCAGACGATCAAGCTAGACGGTCTACCCCTAGACACGGTGCGAACGCTTCTAGCCCATCATCGTCGAGCAACCGGACAAGCGCTCGGTTGCGCAGCCGTACCAGAGGGTGAAGTCAGTCCCGAAGAGCAACTAGCTTTACCCCCACCTGAAGAAAAGGAGTAACCATGTGCCCATGCGAAGAGTGTCAGCCTGCTGATCCTGCTCTGTTGCAATTCTCGACAGATGAATGGGAGATCATGGAGCTAGTCGCTCGAAGCCAGGGTTGGCCGCAAGTGCTCGCGAACGCTGAACTGATCTTGGAGCAAGCTAGGGTTATCGGTGATCTGTGAAAATCAGCATCCTAAAACCCTTCCAACGGGATAAACAGGGTAAGAGTCACTTTTGCTGCCAGGACCCTTTCCGGCCCCTATTCTGTCGATTCCAGAGCTATTCTCGCGTCTACTGCTAGAGAACTGTCAGAACCGCACAGGATCGCTTATACCGCGTTCCAACCTCTTAAATGAGCAAAATCATGTCTTAGTCCCTTCCAACCCGTCTAATGCGGGTTAATGCGGTCTAAAATCTCCCGATAATAAGCAGAAACAGCTACTTACCCAGGAGATCGACCCATGACCGAAGAGCAGGACTTCCAAGAGGAAGCGGAACGCTTCTCTGTTCTCGACGTAGCCAGTCAGCGCGAGGTTGTCGCTCATTACCGAGCTGGGTCCCAGAGCCGTCTAGTCGCGAAGGCCGAGCGAGAGCGTCTGAGGAAGCTTGCTGACGCTCTCGAAAGACTCTTGGGGCTGTGACAGCACCTAAAGACCCTTTTAGAGTGCTTCCAATGCGTACAGGATCGCTTAGGACGGGTCTCCAATCGTCTGAAAGACATTTCCCCCTTCTCTAACCAACCCTCTGTAGGAACGCTGTTAACACGGCCACATTTCCTACCTGAATTCTGTAAAATATAGCTTGACGTTCGTCCACGTTGCTTTTATAATTTCTATAGAGAGAGAGTATCCTAACCGTTAAAGGGGTAAGAGTCATGAAAGAATTGATTGCTTACTATCGCGTGAGCACAGAGCGGCAAGGCAAATCGGGGCTGGGGTTGGACGCTCAGCGCACCGCTGTCGCGGGGTACGCGAAGCAAATCGGTGCTCGCATCCGGGCTCAGTTCACCGAGGTCGAGACAGGCAAACGAGCCGACAGGCCAGAGTTGGCGAAAGCTCTTTCACACGCGAAGCGAAGCAAAGCTACCCTGTGCGTCGCGAAGCTCGACCGTCTTGCTCGAAATGTTGCGTTTACGTCAGCAGTGATGGACTCGGGAGCTGATTTCGTAGCGTGCGATAACCCGCACGCAAACCGTCTCACCATCCACATTCTGGCCGCCGTCGCCGAAGCCGAAGCAAAGGCCATTTCAGAGCGCACGAAAGCAGCTCTCGCAGCTGTAAAGGCCAGGGGCACGTTGCTTGGCTCATCTCGGCCCGATCACTGGTTGGGTCGGGAAGATCGACGGCTGGCCGGTCTCAAGAAAGCTACGCAAGCGTCGATCAAAGTCCGTCGCGAGCAAGCGAGAGAAGCGTATGCCGACTTGCTTCCCGAGATGCAGAATCATCGGGCCGAAGGACTCACGCTTCAAGCAATCGCAGACAAGCTGAACCAACAGGGCCACACGACTCGAAGGGGCAAGTCCTGGAACCCGATGCAGGTCTTGCTGGTGCTCGGCCGAGCAAATGCGAACGAAGCGAAGTAGTTCGCCCCTGGGGGTGGCCGCTGTTGTCCACCCCCATTTCCTCATTAAAAGTCGCCCAAAAGAAGGAGAAAGCATCAATGGCAAAGCAGAAAGTCGGAAAGGCCACCATCGACACGCAGAAAGTGGCGAAGGTGCTGGCGAACCAGAAGGCCGAACAGGAGAGGCCCTTCGCATGGGTTTATCGAGCAGTGGACAATGAGGGAACGCTTCTAAACGATTGCAACCATCCGGGTGCTGTAGCTTTCGCGGTCGGCTTCTATGCGCCAGATGGGGAATGGGTAGAAGAGAGCAAGCACAACTTACCCGAGACCGCTGCAAACCGTGCTCACTTTCTCAACGGCAAGATCAACTAGGCATCCACCATAAAACCATCGCCCAAAAGAAGGAAAGCATTCATGGCAAAGCAGAAGACGACTCGTGCAATTCTTACGACCGAGGAAGAGAGAGCCGTACACAGCACGCTCGCAGATGCCCAGAAGAACCGTCCAGAGCGTCGAAAGACCTGGCGGCTGTTCACGGTCACAGGCCCAGACGGCAAGCAGCGGTTCGTCTGGACAGCTTACAAGGAAACGGCGCTTTTCCGAGTGGCTCTCGCAGACGGCTACTCATTCGTTGACCCCGGTCGCACGCCGAGCAAGGACAAAGTGGCGAACTTACTCGCGGCACTTCCGGCAGAGGACCGAGCAGCGTTGTTTGCTCAGTACAAGGGGGGGAAGAGCAAGTAAGAGTTTGGCCGATGAAGTCCAAACCCAGGGGGAGTGGCCGATGAAGTCCACTCCCCTCTTTTGTTTTCAAGTCTCTCCAGTTCTGCTTACTACTCTTTCTACTACTGCAAGCGAGCGTGGCCTAGTGCAAGTGTAGTAGTAGAAACGAAGAAAACCCCGAAAATACGGGGTTTTCTGCTGTCTTTATGCATTATGAAGCCGCTGCTCTAACCGCTGAGCTACGCCGCCAACGTTTCAAATATGCCGGTTTTTATCGTGTCTTCGTGACTCTTGACTCTCTCGGCTGCC